CGATCTGCGACCCGCGCTCGGAGATCGTCGACCAGCCGGCGTTCGCGGTCGACATGACCCCCGACCGCACCTGGGCGTCGATCGGGGTGGCCGGCTGCCGCGCCGACGGGCTGCGGCATGTTGAGGTGGCCGAGCACCGCCGCGGCGCCGCGTGGGTGGTGCCGTGGCTGAAGGAGCGGGTCGACCGGGCGGACCGCTGGTCGCCGTGTGCCATCGTGATCGCGCCGTCGGGCCCGGCCGGGTCGCTGATCGCCGAGGCGGAAGCGGCGGGCCTTGAGATCCTCAAGCCGGGCGTGCCGGAGATCGCCGGCGCCGCCGGGGCGTTCTACGACGGCGCCGGCGCGAACCCGCTGGTGGATGAGCCCGCGTGGCTGCGGCACCTCGGCCAGCCGGAGCTGGACCTGGCAGTGGCGGGTGCGGTCCGCCGCGACCTGGGCGACCGCTGGCTGTGGGCCCGCAAGGGCGTCTCGGTGGACCTGTCGCCGCTGCCGGCCGTCACGTTGGCGCTGTGGGGCCATGCGCTTCGCGGGCATCTGACCGATGACGACCCGACCCCGTTCGCGCTGTTCGGCAGCTAGGAGACGACATGGCGACCAGGATCCTTGAGCGGGTGCCGCTGGACCGGATCGAGCAGCAGGCCCGCCCGGTGGATGCCGGCCGGCTGGTGATGCTGGCGGTTGTCGGCGTGTTCTACCTGCTCGGGTTCATCGTCGCCAAGACGGTGATCCTGCTCGGGGTGCTGACGGGGTGGGTGGTCGCGGCGGTCAAGACGGGCTGGCAGGACGCGCACCTGCCAGCGGAGGAGAGGCGGCCTCGTGGCGTGGCTGGATAGGGTCGCCGCCAACCGCACCGGGACCCCGCAGCGCCCCCGCAACCTGGCGTTCCAGGAATGGGTCGACTGGTTCAACTACGACGGGGTCAACTACCCGCTGCTGCGCACCACCATGGGGAAGCTGGACGAGGAACAGCTGGTCCAGACCGCCACGGCGGCCTACCACGGCAATGGTCCGGTGTTCGCGCTGGTCGTGGCCCGCCTGCAGGTGTTCAGCCAGGTCCGGTTTCAGTGGACCCGGTTCGAGGGCGGCAAGCCGGGTAACCTGTTCGGCAGCCCCGAGCTGAAGGTCCTGGAACGGCCATGGGCAGGTGGCACCACCGCCGACCTGCTGGCGCGGATGGAAGTCGACGTGTCGCTGGCCGGCAACTGCTACGTCCGCAGGATCCAGCGTCCGCGCCAGCCGCCGCGGCTGCTGCGACTGCGTCCTGAATGGGTGATCGTGGCGCTCGGCTCCGACGAGGACGCCGACCACCCTGGGCAGGCCGGCGACGTCGAGGTCCTCGGGTACGCCTACGCCCCGCCGGGCGGCCCGATCATCCCGCTGTCCACTTCGGAGGTCGCCCACTTCGCGCCCCTGCCCGACCCGGACTTCAACTTCCTCGGCATGTCGTGGATCTCGCCGCTGATCCGCGACGTGCAGGCCGACGGGGCGATGACCGAGCACAAGCGGCGGTTCCTCGTCAACGCCGCCACCCCGAACCTGGTGATCAAGTTCGGCGCCAACATCGGCCAGGAAGCGGTCGAGAAGTTCAAGGCGATTTTTGAGGCTGGCCATATGGGGGTCGAGAACGCCTACCGGACGGTGTTCCTGGGTGGCGGCGCGGACGCGACCACCGTCGGCAAGGATTTCCAGCAGCTCGACTTCGCCGCCGTCCAAGGTCGCGGCGAGAGCCGCCTGGCGGCCGCGGCCGGGGTGCCGCCGTCGTGGGTGGGGTTCTCGGAGGGCCTGCAGGGCAGCAGCCTGAACGCGGGGAACTTCAACAGCTCCCGCCGCCGGTTCGCTGACGGGACCGCGCAGCACTGGTGGGTCAACGCCGCGGCGTCGCTGGAGACGATCACCCAGCCCCCCGACCCGCGGGCGAGCCTGTGGTTCGACACCCGCTCGGTCAGCTTCATGCGGGAGGACGCCGGCGACCTCGCCAAGATCCAGGCCGAGGAGGCGCAGACGATCGTGGCGCTGGTCAAGGACGGGTTCACCGCCGAGAGCGCGGTGGACGCGGTCGTCAACCACGACTGGGCTCGGCTCCAGCATTCGGGGCTAACCAGCGTCCAGCTCCAGCCGCCGTTCAACAGCGAGGGCGCCGCGACGTTGGAGCGGGCCCGCAACCTCACCGAGATGATCCAGAAGATCTACCTCGGGGTCGGCGTGGTCCTGTCCGACGAGGAGGCCCGGGAGATCCTCAACCAGGGCGGCGCCGACCTGCCTCCCGGTGGTCTTCCCGCCGCACCGAGTGGCCAGGCCAACGGGAAGGTCCCGGCCGCACTGACGAGGTAATTCGCTCACGCCACGCCGAGGAGCGGATCCGCCTCGGACGGACCTGGCCACGTGGCGTGAGCGCATGAGAAGCCTAGCAGGGAAGGCGGCCCGCGATGCCCTTTGGCCCCTCGTGTGAGTACAGCGACTTCCAGGAGTGCGTGGACCGCAACCGCGACCGGGACGACCCGGACGCCTACTGCGCCGCGATCCAGAAGCGGACGGAGGAACACTGCATGCAGAACCGTGGCATCTACGCGGTCTGGCGCGAGAACTCCAAGATCCTGAACGGGAGCGCGGTTCTCAGTGATGAGCGCCCGCCACGGCTGCGCTTGGCACGGCCGGTCGCCCGCCAGGCCAAGCCGTGGTACCGCATCACCGCCAAGGCTGAGGACGGCGGCGGCGAGGATGACCGGGACGAGCCGACCACCGACGGCGATACCACGATCATTGACATATATGACGAGATCGGCTGGTTCGGGACCGGCGCCGCCGATTTCGTCCGTGACCTCCGCCAGGTCGCCACTCCCAAGATCGAGCTGCACATCAACAGCCCTGGCGGTGACGTGTTCGACGCGGTGGCGATCTACACCTCGCTGCGGCAGCACAAGGCGCAGGTCCACGTGATCGTCGACTCGCTGGCCGCGTCCGCCGCCAGCTTCATCGCCATGGCGGGCGACAAGATCACCGCCATGGCCAACGCCATGATGATGATCCACGACCCGCTGGGGCTGGTGATCGGCAACGCCGCCGACATGCGGGAGCTGGCCGACCTGCTCGACAAGCACGGCGACAACATCGCCGCGATCTACGCCGGCCGCGCCGGCGGCAAGGTGGAGGACTGGCGCGCGGCGATGTTGGCCGAGACGTGGTACCTCGCCGACGAGGCGTACGCGGCGGGGCTGGTCGACGAGGTCGACGACGCCGACGGCCGCCCGATCGAGGACGCCTGGGACCTGAGCGTGTTCGCCCGCCCTGCCACCCCTGCCGTGGCCGCCGGCGACCGAGCCGCCGCCAGCCACGCCCACCCCCGAACCCGAGCCCGCCGAACCCGCCGAAGCCGCGCGAGGAAAGGACGCGCCGCCAGCATCCGCCGCCGCCCCCTCCGACAACAGCCGGAGCCGCAGCTACCTGGGAGAGACCGCCCCCTGGTACCTCCCAAGCCCGCACAGACAGGAGACCGCACGATGAGTACCACAGCTGCGCCCGCGCTGAGCATCGAGGACCGCGAGGCCAGGGTCACCGAGATCGACGACCGCCTCGGCGAGATCGACACCGACTACGACGGCCAGATCATGCCCGACGTGGTCCGGGAGGAGTGGAACGGCCTCAACGGCGAGCGCGACGCCCACATCACCGCGCTGCGGGAGCTGCGCGCCCGCAAGGAACGGCTCGCCGCCATCGCCGAGGCCAACCCGGCCGCGACCGAGCGCGTCGGCGACGCCGCCGGTGGGACGCCGGTGGTGATCCGCCGCCGCGGCACCGAGATCTACGACCTGGCGCGGATCCGCGCGCAGTCCGGCAGCGACGAGGAGTACCGGTCCCAGCTCCACGACAACGCCAAGCGCGCCATCGAGCAGGCCAAGTACGGCACCGTCCGCGGCGTCGTCACCCGCGAGGACGCCCAGACCAACGTCCTGCGGCTGCTCGACGACATCGACGACCAGCACGGCACCCTCGCCCGCCGTATCCTCGCGACCGGCTCCCCGGAGTACGAGCGGTGGTTCTGGGCGCAGGTCTCGGGCCGGG